CCGTGCCTACACCTACAAGGTTTGCACCCCGTATAGTGACCCAATTCCACAGAGATCGGCAGATGCCTAAAAAAGTATTAGCAGACAGACGAATCCAGCCGCCAATTTTTTCTGGTGTGCCTTGACGAAAGCGAACCTTTTCAGACGCATAGTAGCCACCCTCGTTGGTGTAACGAGTGTTCTCTCTGTTTACACCGGGCTTGAGGACAATCTTTTGTAGTGGCATAGCTCATTTTCCCATGAATCAGGCAAAAGGTCGAGTACCTGATTTGTCAATGATAAGCGCATTGCCTCTGGGGGCTATAGCTTCGGTGTTTGGGATGCTGATGTGCGTCCAACGGTCAAACTCGCGGATGATCTGATCGAATGGTAAACCCGCAGCTATAACTGCACGGACTACTTGGTCTGGAGTCATGCCGGGTACTCGGAGGTCAGCCGCGCACCCTAGACGATGTTGAGACCGGTCAGAACTTCCAACTGCATCGTTTACACGCTTACTGCGAAAGGCGGAGTTAATCATTACAGGCTTACCGCCGATGGCTTCCTTGACCTGCTCCAACAGTTGCGCCAATCGTTGTAGGTTACTGATTTCCTCTTGGGTCGGGCTGTTGTCAAACTCACGGTGGTCGGTGACGGTGAGTTCGTCGAGGGTGAAGTGTGGGCTTAGGTTCATTTTGCTGCCTTTGACAATAAATCTGTTTTGGCTTGAGAGCCTGCCGATGATCCAAAGTAGTAAGAAATAATGCCCGTCCAAGCCGTACCCAGTGAGCCAAGCATCATCAAAATGGCAGGGTTGCTGCTGTCAATTTTGTTAAAAAACATCATGCCCATAATGCCAAAGAAGCCGACAGTTACAGTTCCAGCCAATAAAGGAGGAACAATAGATCGCGTCGCAGCTTGCATGTCACGCGCAGACTTGCGGTCTTCAACTTCCAGTTTTGCAAAGTTGAGGCCAAGTTCATTGGCTTGTTTTTGCAATTCAATCTCCGCAATCTTGACTTGAGCAATTTGCTCTGCTGAAAGTTTGTTGTTGGAGATAAGATCGTTAACTTCAGTAGGATCGACTCCAGTAGCTTTGCTAATAGCGGCTACAGCCATCCCTACTAATGGACCTCCCATTGCCGAAGCAATTGTTGGCGCAATTTGTTTTAACCAATCCATTATTGTTTACTCCTTGAAAGCATGGTTGCGGCAATACTCAGCATGGTTCGTGCTGATTCTAAGTTTTCGGGTTCGGTTTCCCACCCCACGGTTATCTGCCCCACAAACCGCCCCGGCTCTGGTGGAACACTGATTCTGCAAGTATAGGTAACGCCCTTGTTAATGTACCAAATCCCCATTTCAGACTGCGCCGTGCGGTACTCTCCGCAAGGGATTTCATTCGCCATCAGCTTCACAACGTCGGCGTTATTGGCTGCGTTGTTTGTAAATAGGCCAACATCCAGCCCGTCATTGGTCTTGTCTCTGCCGTCCTTGGCATAGGCTCGGTACAGTACGCGAGTCCCGAACATGGGGTTGACTTTGAACACCGCAACGATAGTGGCGTTGGTGGTCTTGAACAGGTGGGCAGAGGCATCCTCAACACGGTCCTCGGCAATGCTGGGTATCTTCTTGGACTCTTTGTAAGCGCCAATAAGCAGGTCTTGGTTTGTATATACAAAATAGCCAGCAAAAGCAACCAAGCCCATGATAAGGATGGCGGCGAGTTTAAATGGCGAATCCACATACCCAAGAACTTTATCAAGGGTTGAATTGGCATTTAAAGTTTCTTCGCTCACAGCTTACCTTTCATTGCAATTACACCCCACGCCACCAAGAAAAATATGGCGGCGGCTACCAGTATACAAAGCCCCATTGTGATGGCTTCGTCTATCTCTTGCTTGCGGTTCTTTGCCGCCCTAGCATCCAATATCTCCTGCGTCCTGCGCTTCTGCACAATCGAGTTACGCTCAAGCAGAATCTGGCTCCAAAGCTGGCTGTGGCCTTGGTTGATAAAGTGCCACTTCAGTTCTTCCTCGGCTTTATTAAGTTCATGCAGTTGCATCACTGTGCTCATGGCCTGACTAGTGTCAGAGGAGTACTTTTTCTTTGGGTCTTTTACCGCTTCCTTGGCAACCTTTTCCTTTGCGTCGAAGAACTTCATCACGTCATTCGTGATGCCCTGCACATCTTTGCCCATTTTGATTGCGGCTTGGATTCCTTTTATAGCACCTTGTGCTATGGCAAATGCGCTAATTGGGTCGATCATTCTTGACCTCCACAACCCAGCGGCACACCCTCCCGTCTTTATCTAGAAACTCGTTAGCCCCATACTTTTCGCTCGGCAGCACGACACGGCAAACCAACACGATTTTTGTCTCGGTATTGGGCCACGGTATCTGAGCGGAAGCAATTGCATCAATCACGTTACCCCATTAACTTTTGGTTTAGTTCTTTAAACCGTTTCATATTTTTAACAAAAACATGCTCATGGATTAAGCGAGCAATGTTATTTTCCCGTTGGGTTTCTGTGCGTACAACCACATCAAACTGATCTCGCTTAACAAGAATGTATTGCGCTATTGGGGTCCCTGCTTTTATAAGTACTTTGCCAGAAGGAACCTTCCATTTAACCTGCGGATTCATCTGTGCATACCCATACTCACTGGAAAAATACCCCGGCAATGTTTCAAACCTATTTTCATCAGAGTACGCAACAGGCATTTCTAGTAAAAAGTACCCCGGGGGAATTTTGCATTTCCAAGAAGTTTGGAACTTAATTACGTTCTGTATAACCCCATCCCAGTTGTCAAGAAAATCTACAAGCTGCTCAGGAGGGTGAAACCCAATAGCGTCAAACCCACATACTTCTTTTTGGTTTACGGCGGATGCCCAATTACAACTAATACCATCACTATTGGTCTCAATGGTTATATCTTGCCATGTACGCAAAATCCACCCATGCCGCATTAAATTAAATATCCCGGGACATTTGGCGGTGTGCATTGATGCCACCATACCGTAATCGGGTTCCAAGCGTTTTTGTTTAAAGTCTTCCAGCAAACGACCTGTCCATGCGTGTTTATACGATGCGGAAGGGATGATCGGCATAAGCTCTTCAACCCCTGCCACACTACAAACAAACTCAACAGTAGGTTTCTTACTAAAAAAACTCATACTAAAAAGTTGACACCCCATTTTTTAACCAAACTCCTATTGCCAAAATAACAATGCTAATCAGCAAAAGCACTGGAAATAAGATGGTTGCAAATAAATATGACCCCTCAACATAAAAGTCCACCATGTTTTATCCTTTTATTAGGTCTTCATAATGTACGCCAATGCGTAATACGGAGGAAGGTTTGCGTTTGTGCCTGATACTCCCGCAGATGCGTTTGCAACCGTAATGCCAGTTGATGCCCCGCCGGTAGAACTTGTTGTTGAAGAACCTGCCCCGCCACTTCCGCTATTTGCAGGGTGATTAAACGATACACTTGTGTATGAGTGTGAATGGCCCGGGTCTGTAACCGTTGCTGTATGGTTGTGCGTTACAACAATTGCATCTGCGCTGCCTCCTGTGGCGGCTACTGCGTATGCCGATCCTGCTCCAATAACAAATTTATCACGCAAGTTTGGCGTACTGTTGGTTCCGTCGCATATCACCCATCCGCTAGGGATTGATGCAATCGACCCACTCCACATAATAATTCCGCCAGACGGAAAGGAAGCAGCTACCGCAGAGGATACCCATGCAGTGCCATTGCTAGTTAAAACATTACCCGATGTACTTGGGGCAACTGTAGCAACTGCCGAAGTTCCGTTTCCAACCAATACCGCGTTAGCCGTAAAAGTGGATGTTCCTGTACCGCCATTTGCCACAGAGACAATACCCGTTGCCGAAATAGCAGATACAAAAATAAAATCAGCGCCGCTCCACGCTACTGTTGCCGAAGTTCCATTGGCTATGGTTATCCCTGTTGTAGGACCAGCGCCGCGAATAACTACTGCAAAGCCGCCAGATGTGCTATTTACAATAATGTAAGTCTTGCTTTGGGCTGGGGCTGTGATATACCGGATTGCGGTCCGTGCGCCCGTACAAAGAAGGACTGCCTGTCGCGCTTGATTGGCGGCTAGGGTTGTAGTCGTTAAAGTAACATCTGCGTCTGTGCTGAGAGTAGTGGTACCCGCTACAGCGGTATCCAACAAAGACGTTAACGAGTCGTTGACCGTATCGCCCCATGTACCAGACAGTTCGCCGGATACTGGTAGGGCCAAGCCTAAAAGTGATGTTGCTGCCGTAGTCATAGGGCTTCCTTATGTGGTAGGGGCATTGTACATATGCCCCAGTATTAAATCCAGTGTTCAGTACGTCTTAACATTGTTTGCGGCTATGACGGCCTCAATGTCCGAAATACATCCTTTGAATTCTGCGTCGATTTGCTGCACTTGGGTGTCATTAAGCTGCTCTTCTTCTGTAATTTTAGAGTACTGCTCAAGAAGATAACGGGTGTCGTGATCCCAAGGATGGAAGTTTGGTTTAAAGAATTTAAGTAGCGGTATAAAAGTTTTAACATTTAGGCCGTCCATACCCCAAAGAAAACTTGCAGCGTCTTTAAAAGTCTTCCATTTCCATAGTTGCTTATCATGTCGTAACAACCGTATAACCATTTTGGTATGGTTTATTTTGAACCGAACAACAAATAACGCAAAGGCAATTTGGAGCATATGCCGTTTGTAGCCGTATACGTCCTTGAGGTCATGCCACATATCAAGCGCAGACCCCTTATGTTCAATCTCTTCAAGGAAGTGCCACACCCATGCTTGGCGGAAATGGGGGTGCATTTGTGCTAACAACTTAGGGCGCTCTAAGAAATATTCCATCATAACGGCGGCATTGTGCTCACCACAAATAACAACGGTTAGCCATCCTTTAGGGCCCACAAGATTTTCCAGCCATTTCTTAGACGCTAGCATTTTTTGCAGATACCACTTGCCCATCTCAGTCGCGGGTACTCCAACTTTATCAAGCCATGTATTGTATTGGCGATGAGAAAACGAATGCCAATTCTCTTGAGCAATCATCTCGGCTGTTTGCGCTTTAAGCACGGGGTCTGTTAAAAGCAGCCTGTTTGCTTTAATGGCGTGGATTACAACATTTTCTGCCTGTGGGATAAGGATGCTAACCGCGTTAAAAAAATGCGTTTTATACGGGCTGTCATCAAACCAATATTTAGGAAGTTCCTTATCCCAGTTTTGCCGTAGGGGTTGTGATTTATATTCAAATTGCATGTTGTTTTTCCTTTTGTAGTTTGCGTTTGTGTTTTACGTACTTGTAAATAGGGAAAAGTACTAAAAGTTTTACGAATTGCCAAGCAATAAATAGCATATCAACCTTTTTATACGGGTACAGATTCAAAGACTATGATCCTGCATGTTGAATTAGCCGCCACCACAACATCATTGTTTTGAACTGCAAACATGTGGAAACCTGCTTGTGCGTCACCATTGATTGTGTAGTCGTCCCCAAACACAAGAACCATTACCCCTTTAGCTACAGCTAGCGTATTCCCAGCATCAAGGTTAACGTCTTTATCTGTAATAACCCTATACCCCAATTGTGGTTGTATGCACTGTACTTCTGTATTGTCTTCTAAGATGGTCATCCTAAATAATTGTTTGCCCGTTGAATTTGGTGCTGGGAAGATATCGCAATTTGGCGCGGCCCCAATAACATCAGGGTATTCGGTACCGGGGTACTCCATACGGCATGAGCCTTTACTTATTATGGATTTTATAAACGGATCATCTCCACCCAGCGGCGCACGAAACCCTACTACCTGAACATCTCCTTTGTACTCCCATATACTGGTAACAACTCTAAGATGTAGCGCTGTAAATTCACTGGGTTTTGAAACTAGGTACGCCATATATTAAAGTACGGTAATCGTTTCTGATATATTTCCAGCGGTCCCAGCATTACTCCTATCGGCTACATTACCATTTAATTCCGTGGTAAATGTAGCAGCTATTAATGGTAATGTTTCATTAAACGGAAGAGCTTCAACTTCTCGCCCTACTAGCGGGATAATGACAGCTAACGATGTATCAATATTTGGGTTGCGTATATTTTCTTGTGCTTCCAACCATGCTGTAGGGGCGCGAGCACTAATAAACTTATTTAGCTCTAATCCTGTAGGCGCGGGTATAGGCAGGTCAAATGAATAATCCGTCCTTGCCCTAAGAACTACACCGTTAACAGTATCAACTGACAGCATATGTTCTGTAATTGTATCGGTATAAAAACGCACAATAATGGAATGCGATTCTGGGTTTGCTTCGATAATTTTATATTTAATCATGTTGCTGTTCCGTTTCTTGTTCCAAATGCTATCCATGTAACATTTGAGTTGCCTGATATGTACGCACCAGTTGCCCCGCTAGCTCCTGAACCTCCGCTAGACCCTGCTGCCCCAGCAGCACCCCCTCCTCCACCAAGAGTTGTTCCATTTTGACCCGCGGCCCCCGCTGATCCTGAGCCACCCCCATCCCCGCCCCGCCCAGCAGGTGATGAACCTCCACCGCCAGCGGCACCGGAGAAAGGGCCGCCGCCAGCAACACTATATCCGTTTCCTCCAGCGCCCCCTGAATAATTTAAATTGGGATTTTTCCCTCCTTGAGAGGTTGCTCCACCGCCGCCTCCTCCCCCTCCACCGCCTGAACGTGTCCCTGCCGACCCACCTGCACCCCCAGTGCCACCGGTGCCCCCTGAAATAGTATTTATATTGTTTATAGATACAGGCACGGAAGCCAAAATAGCTAGCCCCCCTGTACCTCCAGTACCTCCAGTACCCCCGTTGCCAGCAGCACCACCAGCACTACCAGCAGACCCATTACTACTAGTTCCAAACCCGCCACCACCTCCTCCGCCCGCAGCGCCATTAGTCCCTGCAGAGCCGGTAGAGCCGGTAGAGCCGGTATAGCCTTGAATTGTTCCGCTGTTTACAAGCGTTACACCTAACGGAAATGACCCGTCAATGGTTAAAGCCGTGCTAGACCCGGTTCCGCTGATTGTATTACTAGAAGGTACTGTTGCAATTACCTTTGCCGCCCCGCCCCAGCCTGCTGCCAATGCTTGCGTTCTTAAATTTAAGTTTGACCCCGTAGTGAGGTTAAACGTAAAGTCAGGAACTCCTCCTACAGCGGCTAGAAAGAAGTTTTTAGCAGCAAACATTACGGTGTATACCCTTGTGCAGCAGAGCCGTACCAGTTTGTACCGTCAGCAATAAATGTCAAGATGTCCATTTTCCCCGCAGCAGCCGTAATTGTTGGAGTTCCTGCTGAACTCCATTTAACGCCTGTAAATGTTGCTGTACCGTTTCCCGTAGTCGCCGCCTGTTTAAGAAGCAACACAAAAGACTTTCCTGCCGTAGCAGTGGGCATAGTAAACGTACAGGCTGTTGACGCTGTTAATGTTGCAGTCTGCACTGTACCGTTAGTCAGAGAAAGAGTAGATGCGCTGGTTACCGTGCCGATGGCAACTACGCTTTCTACGTAATCAGTTACCGTTGGGTTGGTAATAGTCTTGTTGGTCAGGGTCTCTGTGCCAGTGTAGGTAGCAATCGAAGCCCCAGCCAAAGTTGTAGCGCCTGTGCCGCCTGAACCAATTGCAAGCGTAGCGGAAAGCCCAGCAGCAGTACCAGAGGTATTTTGATTAAACGTGGGGAATGTAAATGTCCCAGTACTGAAATCACCTGAGACTGGCGTTCCTAATGCGGGGGTTACTAAGGTCGGGCTTGTCGATAAAACAACATTTCCTGTGCCTGTAGAAGTTGTTACCCCTGTACCACCAGAAGCAACGGCTAAAGTAGCAGATAAACCTGCGGCTGTTCCAGAAGTGTTTTGATTAAATGTGGGGAATGTAAATGTTCCGGTACTAAAGTTGCCAGAAGTAGGTGTACCCAGTGCTGGAGTTACAAGTGTTGGGCTTGTGTCTAGTACTACTGCACCTGAACCTGTGGATGTTGTTGCGCCTGTACCGCCGTTGGCAACAGGAAGGGTCCCGCTTACGTGTGTAGATAGTCCAATCTTTCCATAGCTAGGGGCAGATGCAACACCGCCAGAGATCAGCGCATTTCCTACAGCTATGTCAGCAAGTTTAGCCAGTGAGGTTGTAGTGTCTGCGTACAGAATATCGCCAACTGCGTAGGAAGAGATGCCAGTTCCCCCGTATACAGCCCCAATTGCAGTTGCAGTCCAAGTACCCGCGGTCAGAGTTCCAACCCCAGTAACGCCTGTGTAGCTACCAGAGAGCCGTCCAGATGGCAGAGTCCCAGAGGTAATGTTTGCTGCGTTGGTTGTGTCTGTCGTAGCTGAAGTAGCTAGTCCAGAAACTGCGCCTGCTGCAATTGCAATAGCTGTGTTGGAAGCCGATGTAATCTGCCCTTGGGCGTTTACAGCAATCGTTGGTACAGAGCCAGCCAAACCATAAGAACCAGCCGTTACAGCAGTGTTTGAGATATTTATTGTGGTAGCTGGGCTAAAGTTTATTCCAGTACCTGCTGTGTAAACAGCCGCTGACGAGATTTGTACAAAGCTAATTGCTGTAGTGCCAAACGTGATTGTTCCGACGGTGTTACACACGTAAGTCTCACCAGCACCAGTATTACCGTTGGTTACAAAGAACGCATCCCCTTGACCAAGAGAATTAGGGCTTGACGGCGCATAGGTGTCTGCATCCGTGGCACGGGTTAGAACCCAATTTGTTGATACGGTTCCGACTGTGGTTACCGTGTAAATACCATTCTGTGCCGCTGCGGTCTGGTTGTACACCAATACCCGCTTGCCGGTAGTCATCAAGATACCGTCTATGGTAAGAGCAGCTTGAGTCCCTGCGTTAGTCAGGGTGGCCCCAACACCAACACCGGCACCGCCGGGTTGGTTGTATGTAGCATTTAAGTTACCCGCAGTGTCAGGAGACTCCACAAATACTGGCGCATGGTAGTGAACACCGTCCGCCGCAACCGTATCTACGTAGGTCTTGTTAACTAGATCGTTCCCAGTAGAAGGCGCGGTAGTTACAGTACCCGCAGTAAGTGTGGCTGTTGTAGCGTTAAAGGCGTTAAATGTGTTCTGTACTGGATACGAACCTGCGGAGTCTAAGTAAACGGAACGCTCTGCTGGATAAGTTACAAATACATCTTTTGATCCCGCAGAAAAACTAACCAGTGCGCCGCCATTGCTGGAAGACAGCACAGTGTCACGGGATAGGGTATTACCGGAAGTGGTGTACGTTCCAATGCCAACTTCAAACTCTGAGCCTGTAGCGCTTGAAATTGTGTAGTAAGTAGTGTTACCGTTCCCAATAACGCTAAAAGTTTGGTATCCGGTTGCGGCTGATCCTAGCGAAAGTGTACCCGTACCTGTTGTGGTTGTACTTACTTTTACCCTGTCTTTTACTACGAGCGCCATATAAATCCCTTATGTTTTAGCCTTAATTACCTGCCACGTAACAGTTTGCGCTGTCCCTATTACGCCCCATGTAGGAGTCTGGGCAGTGTTCCCTACTTGCCATGCAGCAGTTTGTGAATCGTCTATAACTTCCCACGGAGCCAAACCATTTGTATTATCAATGGCTGTTGCAGCGTCTTGTATGCTGGCTGCAAGTGTTGCTGTAGCAGTAGACGTATCCACCCCGCTTGCGCCCTCAACTGCGGAGGTGTTAAACGTGGAAGCCCCTACGCTAGGTGTATCAACACCAGACACGGCTTCGTTATAAAGTGGAACAAAGTCAGCTTGGCTGCTAGCTGTATCTGCTACTGACCCAGCCTCAGTTACTGCGGAACTAAAGACTGGGGATACTACCGCTGCTGTGTCGGCTATTGAAGTAGATTCAGAATAATCCCCGAGAAAAACAACAGAAGCGGCATTGGTTTCTACTACTGAAGCGGCCTCTGCCACATCGCCAACAAAGCTGGATGCCTCGTCAGATAAAGACGCAAAAGGAGCGCTAGCAAATGACCCAAAGCCAAACACTCGGAATCACTTTTAAGAAGCGGTCAGGCTGAACGTGTAAACCACATTCAGGGTATCCCCAGAAACAACTGCGCGGTCGCCGGGGGATTGGAAATCTGCTTCAGAAAATAAAGTTCCTGATGTGCCGCTAGACACAGTACATAGAAACGCGCCTGCTACAGTGCCACCAGCACCAGAAATGGTGAACACTGATGGAGATGCTGTGTTGCTAATAACTGAGGGGTTTGCAGTTGTAGCTGTACCAAATGTAAGCGCCTTACGAGCGCCGCTGTAGTTTGTAAACTCAGTCCACCCTGCATGTGATGCTAACGTATCCGCAGCAGCGTACGTTGTGCCGGAGCCGGGGCCAGTAACTAAACCTAAAAAGAACGCAGCGGTATAAGCAGAACCTTTGAAGTACTGGGTATTCATATCTTGCAAACCCGTGTTGACAACTAGGTTGTGCTTAGAATCTTCCCACTTCAGGTTTCCGTCTTTATCGAAGCACTGGATGGTAAATACGCCGCCGCCGCTGGCTTGCTGTACGGATTGCGTTCCTGCAACCATACCTGCGGTTACGGAATCTGTTGATTTTGCGACTTCATTGGACATAAAAACCCCTAATTTGAACTACGAATTAACGCAGAAGTAGCTGTGTTAGCTGGCATTGTGATGGTGAACGTACCTGTGGATGTCTTATCTGAACCAAAATCTAACACCGCAATGGACTTATTTCCTTGGCTGGCATTGTAAATCAAGGCACACCGTGCTGTCACTGATGTTGACCAAGACACATTTGCAAAATTAACGTAGACCGTATAACCAGAAGAGTTAAGCGTTACCCCTGTCATAACCTCACCGCCTGCTGTATAGCCCGACGCTACAACTTCACTAAGGGTGGTATATACCGTGGTAGTCTCATCAAGGTTAGCGTTTGACGTGTACAGGGCAATCTTAATGGTGTCCGTCAGCAGGTTGTGCACCGCTTGGTAAACCTCTGCTTTAAACGAAGTGGTCTGTGTTTGTACGATCATTACATTACCCCATTATTTTGGGGTAGGGGCGCTGCACGATACTGACCACTACGATACGCATCGCTGCGCTCAAGGCCATCGCCCAGACGTTTAGCTAATGCAAGTGCTTCTTTGTACTTACCATCATAGAGTGCAACCATGTCGGTCT